CAGTTGAAAGACTTGGTCTCGAGAGTTATGCGTCAAGTTGGACGCGGTGGGAACATTTAGCCATGTCTGTTGTACTTAACATTTTTAGCGAGTTTGACTCTTCGGGTGTCCAAAAGGCTAAGAAGGAATTTTCACAGCTGGACGGCGCAGCAGAGAAGACAAAGTTTGCTTTTAAGAAGGCTTTGATCCCTGCTACCGCTGCTGTGGCTGGTTTGGGTGCTGCATTGTTTGACGCTACGAAGGGCGCTATCGAGGACGCTGCCGCACAGGATCAACTTGCTAACAACCTTCGCCGTGCTACGGGCGCTACTGAACAACAGATTGCTGCCAATGAGGATTGGATTAGCACACAAGGCACTCTGCTCGGTATTACGGATTCTGAGCTTCGTCCGGTGCTGGCGAAACTCGCTCGGGCTACTGGCGATGTCACGAAGGCTCAGCAGTATGCAAACGCTGCGATGGACATTGCTGCCTCAACTGGTAAGCCCCTTGCGACAGTCACAGATGCGATAGCGAAGGCTATGGGTGGCAATCTCACCGCGCTAGCGAAACTTGCCCCTGAGTATCGCCAGATGATTAAGGACGGCGCTGACTTTGAGACCGTCATGAGCCTTATTGCAGACACCACTGGCGGTGCTGCAACCGAAGCTGCAAACACGGCTCAAGGACAGTTCAAACGTTTTGGGATTGCTCTTGATGAAACCAAGGAGTCCATCGGCGCTGCACTGCTCCCAGCGATTGAGGCCGTCCTGCCGTACCTGACAAAGTTTGGTGATTGGGCTGCTAAGCACCCGGGCATCATCCTCGCCGTTGGTGCTGCTATCGCTGTTATCGCTGCATCCATCATGGCTGTAAACCTCGCTATGGCGCTCAACCCATTCTCAGCAATCATCATTGGCGTTGTTGCTGTTGGTGCAGCTGTGGTTTTGGCTTACAAGAAGTTTGAGGGTTTCCGCAATGTTGTCGACGCTGTTTTCAGTGGCATCAAGGTGGGCTTTGACTTTGTGGTCTCTTACTTCAAGACTTTGTTGACGATCTATAAGGGCATTTTCAACGGCATTGCTTCGCTGTGGAATAACTCCATTGGCAAGTTGTCGTTTAAGTTCCCGTCTTTCGTACCGGGCTTCGGCGGTAAGGGCTTTGACGTACCAAACATCCCGATGCTCGCTGACGGTGGCATTGTCCGATCTGCCACTCTTGCGGTGATTGGTGAGGCTGGCCCTGAGGCGGTTGTGCCGTTGTCTCGTGCTGGCGAGTTCGGCATGGGTGGCGGTGGCAACGTCACTATCAATGTCAACGGCGGAGACCCTCAAGCCGTAGTGGCTGCACTGCGCACCTACATGCGTCAAAACGGATCTGTGCCTATCCGAGTGAGCAACATTTTCTAATGGCTCTCCAGTCCTACACCGTTGCCTTCTCAACTAATGGCTCGACCTGGACTGGCTTAACCAATGTTCAAAACATCACAATCAAAATTGGTAAGAGCGCACAACTTGACGCGGTAAACGCTTCTATCGCTTCTTTTGAAATGCGCTATCCCACGGGCTACGCCTCGCCTATCACCCAGTTAGTTGCCGGGTCATACATCAGAATTTCAAACACCACAGGTACTGCAAACCCTATTTGGTACGGAGAAATTACTGATGTAAACGCAACTTACGGCATCCCGTATGCGGGTGGCGTAGGCCCTGCTGACTTTCTCAGTGTTTCTTGTGAGGGTGCTTTTGCTGCTGTGGGCCGTATGCAGGGCAACGGCTACTCGATGGCTGCTTCAAGCATTGTTGACCAGTTTCAAAACGCAAACATTCAGACGGGTTTGAACTTTGGTTATTTGCCTTTGTCGTCTAGTACCCGTCTTGCTGCTACGACTGTGAACAGCACTTGGGGCGACTGGGTGAACCGTGTGTGTCAAAGCACGAACAGCCGTTTGTGGGATGGCATTGCTTTCAACGGTTCGACTGTTATCTCACCGTTTTTTAACTCGGTTAGCACAGTTAACTTTTCGGATGTCGCCAATGACGCTACAAATCAGGTTTACAACCAGATCAACTTTGACAGCCTCGCAGACAACTTTTACACGCAGGTCACGGTCACCCCTGAAACGGCTGGCGCTGCCACGGTGACACAGGTCGGGGCTTCGGCACCGTTCCGCACGTATCAGACAAACACATTGAACGAAACCACAGCTCAGGCAACTGACTACGGGAACTATTTGTTGTCGAATTACGGGACGGCGCGTTTTGCTATTAGTTCGGTGACTTGTTCAGGTGATGCTCAGGCTTCGTTCCAGTTGGACAAGATGGGTGTTAACGGCGAGTTCGGCAAGACTGTGGGTCGTCAGGTTTCCGTGGCGTTTCGTGGCACCACTTATCAATGCATTGTGGAGGGTGTGACTATGTCGGCTTCGCCTGCTAGTTCTTCGTTTACTTTCCACTTGTCCGGTGCTGATTTGAACGCTTATCTCATTTTGAACAATGCGGTTTTCGGCAGACTCGATTTCAACAAATTAGGATATTAAACATGGCTACACCTACTAACCTTCCATCTACTTTTGCTACTGGCGAAGTTTTGACGGCTTCACAGATGAATGCCCTGCGTGGCGCGTTCCGTATCTTGCAGGTTGTTAGCGGTTCTACAACTACACAATTCACTTCTTCAAGTAGCAGCTATGCAACCATTGGCCTGACTGCTTCGATTACGCCTCAATCAAATTCCAGCAAAATCCTTGTCATGGCTCACATTGGTGGCGTAAACAAACAAAGCAGCAACACGGGTTTGAACCTTTCGCTTTATCGCAACGGCTCAAGCCTCTCGTTTTTTGGTGCAAGAGTCGGTTTTGATTCATCAGCAAACGAAGTCAATGTGGACGCATCATGTGTATTTTTTGACAGCCCTAACACGACATCCTCAACGACTTACGCCATTTTTGGTGCCTCATCAGCAAATAGTGGTTTTGCTTTGGCACAGCATCAAGGCGCAAATAGCACCATTATTTTATGTGAGGTATCAGCATGACCCCAGAAGAAGCAATGCAAGCCCTGACAGACGCAGGGTTCACTAACGGCTGGTCACTAATCGGTGACGTTCTCACGGTATGGGAGCACGACGAAGAACCGCCAGCCCCATTTGTACGCCCACAGGAGGCAACCAATGAAGCGACTACTACTGACGCTGACACTGGCACTAGCGCTGAGTAGTTGCGCTGACCGAGTCCGCGAAAACTGCGAAACCACAAAAGCCACCGGCCTATTAGAAAGACGCTGCCCATGAAACCCGAAAACCGCCTTACCAACGAAGAAATCAAAGCCCGACTCATCCTCATCGTAGGAGTCGCGCTTTCGTTCTCATTCGTCGCTGCCATTGTCTCGCTCATTTACGGCTTGCTGTTTGTGGTGCAGCCTCTTGAGCAGGCACCCAACGATGCTGAGGCGTGGGCTGTTCTTTCCCCGATGCTGATGACCCTCGCCGGTGGACTCATCGGTTTACTCGCTGGCAACGGCCTCAAAGACAAGCCCAAAGACCCACCGACCACACCTCCAGTGCCATGATTAGCGCAACCGTCACAGTCGCCACCACGCCAACCCTGCTCGTAGCAGCTGCAACAGGCACACGCACGATCTACCTCCACGTAGACGGCAACACCATCGTCTATTTAGGCGGTGCAACCGTCACCACCGCTGCAGGTACAGCCGTAGAAAAACACACCAGCCCCATCGACATCACCCTTCGAGATGGCGACAGCCTGTACGGCATCGTCACAACTGGCACCGCCGATGTAAGAGTGCTGAGGGACAACTGATGCCACGCAAATACCCGTTCTACCCAGCGTGGGATGGCAAAGCCACAGACCCCGTGACCAAGAAGTTTTACGACCTCTGCAAACGCCGTTGGGCTTTCACCAACCTAGGCATGTACGCAAACCGCCCCATGCGAGGCTCAAAGAACCTCTCCGTGCATGCGACAGGCTTTGCTGTGGACATGGGCTACCCCAAGACCCGTGCAGGCCGTGCAGTAGCGCGTGAAGCATGGGACTGGCTCATCGAACACAGCGAAGAGCTGCGTATCTGTGAGATTCACGACTACTCGTATCTCAACCCTAAACAGGATCCAAAAGACAAAACCTCGTGGGGACGTGGCTACCGCTGTTCCCGAGGCGAAGGTGTTAAAGGCGTAAAGGTGTTTACCGCTACCGACAACGCAGGCACACCCGGCGGTGCATGGCTCCATGTTGAGGTGTCCAACGATTGGGAATCCCCTGAGGCTTTTGAGGCTGCATGGCGCGCCCTACCTAAGCCTGTAAAGACTCCCTAGGGGCTTGGTCTCTCCTAGGGGCTAGGAGGGTTGGGTGTGTTGTTTCTCCCCCACTCCAGCCCTCCGACTTCTCGGTGCTTGACTTGTGTTTACACATCAGGCAGAATGTTTACACGGGCTACCAAGAGCCCCTGAACAAAGGAGACATCATGTTCGATGACTTGCCACTCTTCCGCAAAGAAGACCCAATCACCTCAGTGCTAGGCGCTGGCGATGTAAAGCCCCGTAGAGGCTCCCAGCAGGCTCTCCTGCTCGCCGAATACGCATTCCGTGACGGACTTACCGACGAAGAAGCAGGGCTCTTCTCAGGGCTTCTCAGCCGTCCTAAGTGCTGCTACTGGAAACGGTGCTCAGAACTCCGCGCTAAGGGCCTTATTGCCCCCACCGGTGAAACACGCCTCTCTAGCGCAGGCTCAGCCATGCAGGTCTGTGCCATCACCCCAGCAGGGAAAGAAGCACTCCGATGATGGTATTCCTAGTCACCCTGCCTCTAGGGTTATTCATGGCCTGC